GTCGGCGGCAGCAGCTTGGACTCCCGCATCAACAGCACCTCCTGCAACCACTGACCCTGCCGTCTCTTAACACCACGCCACTCCCTATTGACTATGCTGGGCGGCTTTGCTGACCAACATGTCTTAAACCAGCTCAAGTATGCCTGATCATATATGAGCAAATTGGGCGGCACGGGTCTCGGTGCCAAAGGTACCTCAAAATTGGCTTTCAGCCGTGGCCGCATCTTTTCATACAGTACCCTAATCCCACCGACGGCTTCGGCAAAATCGGAGTCAAACCCCAAACGTGACAACACCTCGTCTATCGTCATAGGCCTCCTGTCTGATGCCCCACTGAATAACATGCGTGTTACCTCAATTTGAGGCGCCCATTCCAATATCCTTGCGGTCAAGTTCTCGTAGTCGATGTTGCACTTGCGTTCCGGCCACTTTGTCAAGGCCATTTCTCTTGTTGCATCTGCCATGTTCCTCTTATACAATGCTCCATACGACCCCTTCAAACATAGCCTTGTTAGGTGTGAACGCTGGTCTGCATCCAGCACTATGCCGGAGCGTCTTTGCCTACTTTCAATCCAGTCCTCAGTTGCTTTCTGCCGGTCAGACGGAATCCTCATTGCCACGTCTGGCTGTAAGTTAGGCGGCTCGACCACGCTACCTTCTGTTCCAATCCACAGCCCATGTATTCCTGATCCGTGTCTGTACGGCCACCACTCGAGTTTCCTGTACCCGGCTTGCGCTTCCCTACTCACGGGAACCCGCATAGCCGCATTCAGAGTGCTTGTCGCGAGGCGTCTGGCCATCCCTAGTGACATACCCCGCCTAGCCAGCTCCAAGCAGTTGTCACTAATGGATTGCACCATATCTCCATACCAAAAATAAACTGTCTTGTACCAATTGCCACTCGCAAACTGGGCCAAAGCGCTGCATAGTGGCATGGTAGGCACATCGGTACCAACTGTCATTCTCTGCAGGAAGCCATGTGTAGTATAACCACCGTATTGCTTTTTGGGATTTAGCACTGCCATTATCAACATACAGACCAACAGGAAATGAATTGCTCCAACCGTGTCTGAGAACTTTTCATCCTCGTCATCTCCTGATTCCAGTACCAGTAGTATCTTTGCCTGTTTGTCAAACATGGCCACCATCTGTTCCACTGTGCGCACATTAACTGCGTGAATTGCGCTGTTGTTGCGTGAGGTGTCCCTGTGTCCTGAACACAGTGTAGAAAAAAGCCTAAAGGCCTTAGACTTGTCCTCATCCTCTTCCACATAAGTGTCGAAATAGCTTCTAGCCATCCACAGTGCAGCAAATCCCTTTTGCATCGCTACCCTGCGATTCCTGGTGTATTTAGTAAACCATGCTGCTGCCAATGCCATGTCCAGGAACACCATCTTTGACAGTTGCACCTGCCAGTTCCAGTCGTTGTAGTCAACACTCAGCCACACGCTCATGGGGTGTGCCATTGCCGACATACGGGTCCACTCAACTACGTCCGCCGGTTTCTGCTGCACCCTGACGCCCCAGTCATTCATGTGCTTCTCTAGGTGTACAGAAGCGAATGAAGCGACAGTTGAAGCCACATCACACAGTGCATACAGAGCTCTATGCTTCATTCCAGGTTCTTCCTTGGTGCTTCTTCTTATGAACGCCATCGGCGGCACTGCCACCATAATGTATTTAGCCCACCAACCAGGCAGCGATTCACTCACCGTCTTTTTGTTGGGACGCGCAGCACTAGGTATGTTATCATCTGCTTTTTTGACTGCATCACACACATGCCGCATGGTCGTACTGCCCGTAGGCGTGTGAGCCCATCGCGCAGAAAACCATTCGTCCACATCATCCAATTCAACGACATCATTAACTTGTTTTACTACCAGGTTGGCGAAATCCTGCACGTTCATGTACCATCGCCTTTCCCAGGCTAAGTCCGACAACATCCCACGCTCATTCAAACCTAGGTTGGCCGGCAGCTCTGAAGTCCTCCTGCGGTATTCATGTTCCCAATCTTT